CCGGAGGTGGGCCGTTACTCGGCAACGTGTCAGTCAGGCTTACCGCTCCAATCCCGTGGTTTGATAGCGACGGTGGCGGAGGCGATGGCGACCCAGGGCCCCCAGGCACGTCAACCCCCGGACCCCCAGGCTCTAACGGAGCCACGGGCGCCCCAGGGTCTACCGGCGGAATAGGTCCGGCGGGACCTGTGGTCTTCATGGAGGCCGATGCCGGCCAAGACGGAATGGACGCCATACCAGGCAACCGCGGCGCCCCGGGCAGCAACGGCTCGGCCGGCGCCGCGGGCCCCACAGGACCTACAGGCCCCCCAGGGAATGACGGCCCGCCCGGGGACGACGGGCCACCAGGTCCACCGGGTCCCGCTGCGCTAGCCGCGACGCAGATCGGGTTTGGCAGTGCGGGAAACCTGCTCACCGGTTCGGCCAGTTTCACGTACAGCGTCAATGGCAATGTAGTCATCGCTGCGCCGTCAAGCGGACCACCGTTAACTGTCAACGGCGGCGGGGGCATAATAGAAAACGGCCCTGCTGCGTCACAGAACACAGGTTTGACAATGACACAGGCGGGGCAGGCTACATGGTACGTCTATAGCCCGGCATCCTCAGACGACTTGCGCTTCTACAGTTCGACTGTGGGAGACGTGATGACCCTCCAAGCGGGCGGCAGCGTCGGCATCGGCGTCGCCCCAGACTCGTTCTTCCACGTCTTTAAGAACGGCTTGGGCGGAATACGCATCGGCTATAACGGTACGTCGGTGAACTACTACGACGCGGATACACACAATTTCCGCAACCACTTAGGCACGGCGATGTTCTCGCTCATTGCCCCGAACTATGCAAATTTCAGCTTCAACGCGTCCAATTACGGAGCGCCTGCCAATCAAGTCGCCGGGATCATCATCAACAATGCCAATGTAAGCGCCCAGACGTGTGTCGAATTTCAAGTAAACGGCACTATCGCGGGGCGCATCCGAAGTGATTACGTCAATAATTTAAACCACGTAACAGGGACTGGTGGTAGCCACTACTTCTATACAGGAGGCGACTCTGGCACAGGCGCTTTGCAAATGGTTATAGCCGCTACTGGCGTGGTGACGATGGGGCACTACGGCGCGGGCACGGCTACCTTCAGCGCCGCTGGCGTCATCTCGGCGGTCTCTGATGAACGTCTCAAAAAAGGCATCAAGCGTTATTCTGGTGGGATAGATGCATTAAAGCGCATCGTCCCGATTAGGTACAAGTGGACCGAAGAGAGCGGCATTGACCCAGGCATGGATGTTGAGTACATCGGCTTCAGTTCGCAGAACGTCCAAAAGAGCATCCCAGAAGCCATAGGGCAAGGTGCAGACGGGTACTTCACGTTTACCGAGCGACCCATCGTTGCGGCACTTGTCAACGCGGTCAAAGAGTTACAGCAGCAGATCGACGAGTTGAAGGCCCCACGGGTTAGATGGTACACTTCATGCATTAGGAGATTCTTGAATGGCTTCCAATAAAATTTTCAACAGTCAGCCGGCGTACATATCGACCGTAGCCGCATCTAGCAATTTGTTCAATTGCTTCACATCGCAGACACCGACCTGGGTGGGCCTGAACATTACGCAGCCGTATGCGATCATGAAGCATATTCGCGTCATGAACAACCTCACGACTGCGGCGGTCAACGTTACTCTCTACAAGGGGGCGACGATAGGAACAGCATCTGGCACGCAATTTGCAATAAGCAGTGTGTCTGTCGCGGCGAACTCGTACGTCGATTGGTACGGGCAGGCGCGCTTTGACTCAGGCGACTTCCTTACCGGCCTCGCCAGTCTGCCGGCAGCGGCTGTCATCAACATGGAAGGGGAGATAGGGATAGCATGAGCAAGATATACGTTGCAGAATACACGGGCCTCGCCGCGTGTGAACAGAGCGATTCGGTCCCTATTTTTGCTCTGCCTCCGAGCGTCGAGTACACGATCACCGTGTCGGCTGGCTCTAGCGGCGCTGCAAACCCGATTCAGCCGGATACGAAATACGTCGAAATCAGCACGGACACTACTTGCTCGATCGCCATAGGGCCGACGGTTGGCGGGTCCGCTGCGTTGACCAATCAGCGGTTGCAGACGAATGAGCGTATTGTCCGCCGGGTGCCTTACCAGCGACCCTCTGACGCCAATAATAGGTTCGGCGTATTGACAACTGCATACAGCGTCTTCACGACTGCGAACGTCTGATGGACACCCGTGACTGGATAGTCATAGGGCTAATGGCTGGCATCCAACTTGCGGCCACGGTGTTCGTGTTCCTCCATCCCGATACGGTAAATTTCGTGACGTGGGCGACAATCACTGGTACCCTCACCGGTGCATACCATTGGATGGTCATCAAAGACAGCAAGACAAAGGATGCCTAATAATGCCCGCGCTACTCGCCATGATCCCGACCAAAGACATGATCTACGCCGCGCTCTTCGCAGTGCTTATTGCCGGCGGCTTCTGGTATCACCACAAGGTTCTAACCGAAGGGGTCGCGGAGCAGCAAGCGGCCGACAGCAAAGCATCCGCTGCACTCGTAGCAACCACGGCGGCTCAAACCGCGGATCTCAAAGCCAGGGCCACCATGGCGGAACAAGCATATGACAAAGAAGTTACAGCTCTCAGCAATCAGCCTTCTGCTCAGCCTGTGCGGCTGTGCCTCGACTCACACAATAGCGGTGGCATCGTGCCCAAAGCCGGCGGCAAAGTCGCCGGAAATGCTGGCCCCGGCGCCGGCGCCATTGGCGTTCAGCCAGTGTCTTCAGGAAATTCTAGCGGTGGGGAGGGGGCAGCAGGCCCAGATATCTCAGGAATGCTCAGCGCTCTTGCTGCGGGCGCCGATCAAGTGAGTGCAACATTACGTGAATACCAAGGAAGGTAGAATGAGCCTACATCAGCATGTGACTGAGACAGCCCCGGGGGTAGTAGGCACTACCGCGGTAGGCGGGCTCACGATGGCAGGCTTCATCGGAGACGCAATCCCGGCCCTGCAGTTTCTGTCGCTGCTGACCGGCATTGCGGTAGCTATCATCACTTTCGTCTACTACTGGCGCAAGGTTAAGCGGGGCGACTGATGATGCAGCTCGGCGCCAAGGGCAAGACCCTCATTCAGAGCTTCGAGACCATACGGCTCAAAGCCTACCAGGACCAGCACGGGATCTTTACGTGCGGGTGGGGCCATACCGGCCCTGACGTGAACGCCTACACGGTCTGCACGATGGAGCAGGCCGACGCATGGTTCCTGACCGACACAGAGAACGCTGTACGGGCAACCAACCACGTGGTGACAATACCCCTCACCCAGAACGAGTTCGACGCCCTGGTGAGCTTTACGTTCAACGTAGGGGTAGGCGCGGAGGCTCACTCGACGCTCATCAAGCTGCTGAACACCGGTACGAACAACGTCACCGTGGGCGACCAGTTCTTGGTCTGGAACCACGTCGAGGGCGTGGCGAACCTCGGCCTAACACGGCGCCGCTGTGCCGAGCGGGCGCTTTTTCTATTACCGTGATGCCAGAGCGCTTGCGAGCCGCATTGGTGGCCCGCACGTCCAACGTCGCCCGCCAGAACAGCCGGCCGTTCTCAAGCAAGTACTCCGTATGATGCACCAGGCCGCAGCCACAGCACTCCGTCAGCTCCGGCGTCCGTAGGGCGTACCATTTCCCCTCTTCTGTCGGGATCGGGATCGCGCCAACCGTAGGCAGCTTCATTTCGCAACGCTCATCCATTCGGTCGCGCCCTTACGCTGCGGCGGCTGCTCGCATAGCACCGGCATGCGATATGTAATACCGTACCTGGGGTGAGTCAGCCATAACCCTTGGCGCGGCGGCTCGAACCCGAAGTTCCCCTGGTAGGCGTACTCGTCGTAGCCTTTCATGGAGCCGTTGACGATCAGTCGTTCCAGATGGATGTACTGGTGCCAGTGCCCGCAAAGCATGATGTCGTACGATTGATTGACCGCTTGATTGCGCGCTTGCTTCTTCTGGTTGCCACGTGTAAGGGGGCCAAGAGGGCCGATGATCGAATCGCCACCACGAAACTGGTCCCCGTGAGTAAGGTTGTAGCGGGTATCAAAAATTTTGTACAGCGCATCGGAACTCTCGGGGATGAAGAAAGACACTCGCTTGTCGTCTTTGAAGTGCTTTGCTAGGAACTGGTATAAGAGCCAGTCGAACGAGGTTGCATGACGATCTTTCGCCCATATCTTTTTTGTGTCGCGACCATGGTTGCCAGACACGCAGGGCAATCGCACGGCACCGAAAACGTCGGCCAGCCTTCTAATGGCCCCGACAAGGACGTCATACAGGTCCAGTACAGTCGGCATGGTGTTGAGTTCGTTGGTTGCTGTGAGTTCGTCATGGATGTTTCCTGAGATCATGTCGCCGCCGAGCGGCACGACGATGCCGGGGTAGTCCATGTCTTTGTCGAGGATGCGCAGCAGATGGATCGCCGTTTCGACGGTGTACTCCATCCGCTCGTGGGCGATGGAAAGGCTGTAACTGTTCACCCCGCCGATCTGCGCTTTGCGAACGACTTCGCCCCAGTGCAAGTCGGACAGGAAGAGGGTCGGGACGCCGGGCGATGAGGGCTTCACCAAAGGCGCCTCAAGCCACTTGGGCGGCTCCGACTTGGTGAGCGTATCGTCCAGCGTCCCGATAAGGGTTTTGATATCGGTGGCGTCCGCGGACTCCGCGGTAGCGCGCTTAAGATCCTTCTGCAACCGCGCAATAGTAGCTACAGGGTCGCGCATGTCGGGTTTCTTACCCGACGCCGCGGGCTTCAAGCCTGCGGCCCGCGCCCTGGTGCCACGGTTTTCGAGCGTACTGCGGGGCATACCAAGCGCTCTAGCTGCCGCGGAGAGGTCATCGTGAGCAGCGATGGCGTCAAGCGCACGCTGCAAGTCTTCAGTCGTAACTTCGTATTGATTAGCCAAGTGGGGGCTCCTGGTTATTTAGAAAATTCGTCGCCAAGCGTTTTTGCTTTCTTCTTTGGTGCGCGGGCCGGCAGGTTGCTGCTCGCCGGTCCTGCGGTCACGAAATCTTTGCCGACTGCCTTGGGGATGCCCAAGGTGCTTTTGCCGGCTGCAGCGGCGTACATCGCCTTGCGCTGCGCATCTGAGACCATAGGCATTATTGACCTCCTGCCAGTTCATCGCCAAGCGGTTTGAAATGACGTTTAGCCATACGCGCGAAGTTTGCGCGCTTGGCACCAAGCGGCCCCTTGGCGGCTTCCTTTTTGATATCACCCTGCGTGATGGGCGCCCCAGGCTTTTTGCCAAGGTCGCGGTGCATGGCGCCTTTCTTGATCGGTCCTATCTTACTCATGGGTCAATGAACTCCATTGCGTTTTTCATGATGGTGTCGTAGTCAATAACTTGGTGGGTCTCGCTGATAAGCTGGATCTCAGCCAAGAGGCGCCAAGCGGCCTTTGCTAGATGCATCGTACCATCTTCATCGTACACGCGGCCAGCGCCATGATCGAATTGATGCCGCATTGCGGTATTTAGCTGGTCCTGGGACTTGCTGCGCTCCCAGTGCAGTGGTTCGCCTGGGTTGTGCTGCTCGTTACCCGCCACGGAAACTTTGACCAGTTCCACGATTGCGTCAGGGAAGTACTGGGTGAGGAAGGTGTACAGGGGAAGCGCTTTGCGCGCTTTGTAGTCTGTGGGTAGCATGTTACTTGTTTCCGAATTTTAGGCCGTTGAACCAGCGACGCAGCACGTAGCTGCGCGCCAGGGAGATAACCGTATACAGCAAACCGATCTCGAAGTTGGTCCGCAACGTCAGCGTGGCGAAGCCGAACAGTGGTAGGATGAGTAGGTTGGCGGTGAAGTTCACCCCGAAGCCTACTGCGATATTCGCCCACGCTTCCGCGGCAGATCCAATTTTAGTCTGAGCCATGTTTTCTCCGTTTTGTTGCTAGGGATAGCGCTTGTGACACGCTGAGCTTGCTGGCGTGCGAGTCTATAACGTCATCGTCCAAGGTGTCGTCCGCTATGATATCGTACACAAACACCGACCTGTCGAGGCCCGACTGTAACTGGCGCATGGGGCCGATCCGTTCAAGCATCTGCAGGCGTTCCCCAGGAGGCCAGCTATGACCGAATCTGACGAGGATATTGGTAACATCCTGAAGACCATCGATTCCATGCCCCATGCTCTTCGGGTGGGCCATGCCTATTGGCGAGTCACCCGCCCGAAATGCACGCATGCCATCTTTGGTACTAAGTTCTACCGCGCTCGGAAAGGCAGCCTTTATCCTGGCGAGATCCGACTTGAAGCTGTAAGCCAAAAGGATTGGCATGCCGCCGGCCTCGGCCAGAACGGAACGTACTGCCTCGATCTTCTCATCGTGAACGGGCGCCCATTGTGGGTGCTCGGTGTATACAGCCCCATTGGCCAACTGTAGGCATTTGTTGGTCAGCGCCGCGGCGTTGAACACTTCGATATCCGGGTGCCCCTCGATCTCAGCAAATAATTCCTTCTCAAGCGACGCATAGACTTTGCGCGCGGCCGGCGGCAGCTTGACTCGTATCTGGGTCACGATCGGATCTTTCAAGTCGAAGTAGTCTTTCGTGTCTACCGTCAAGCAAATGTCGCGCAGCACCAGAGGTATTTCCGTAATCGCGTTCGACAGCGGCGTGATGCCATGCCCGTTCCAGTTCGGAGCGAACCAGCGGTGTTGGAAAGCGGTGTAGGTGCGGCCGAGACGCGCGCCGCGGTCCAGATACCACGTCTGGCCCCACAAGTCTTTCAGCCCGTTCGGGGCCGGCGTACCAGTGAGGTTGATCCAGCGGTCGGTGAGGTTGTGCGCGATGCGCGCTAGTTGGTGTGCGCGCTTGCCGCCCTGATTCAGTCGAAAGCCTTTCAACCGATCGCTCTCGTCCGCAATCACGTGTCTGAAGGGCCACTTCTCCATGTACTCTTCGACTAGCCAGGGGGCGGACTCGTAACTAATGGTGAAGATATCAGCCTTGCACCTAAGTTTATCCCGCCGCTGCTTGGGGGTACCAGTAAGCGGCAAAATTCGCAGATCGCTAAACTGTTCCCAACGAGCCATATCCTCCGGCCATGTGTCCCTGGCCACTCGCATAGGACCGAGTATGAGCCAAGGTTCGTCGCCCACAAGGCCGAGTAGCTTAAGTAGCGCAATCGTGAACTCCATGGCTGATGTTTTGCCGCTGCCCATACCGGCCCAGAGGGCGCAGCGTTTATGGTCGCGCGCAAACGCGACCATTGGCTCTTGGATCGGGCGTAAGATAAGTGGCTTCAATGCAGAATCCAATGGTCATACCGTGAGACGTACCTAGCAACCTGCGTCTTGCTCCACAGGACAGCGACAAAGACGCCGCGGCGACAGCGCCGCGCGTGGTCCCGCTGCTGCATAACGCTCAGCCGTCCGCCTTTTGTCTTTGTCTCGACGAACTCGATGCGGCCGTCAGGCCACGTCACGATGCAGTCAGGTACGCCCACCTGCCCGGGTGCGACGTGCAGCTCGCACAGACCACACCGCATCTCAACCTGTGCAACAAGGAAATTGCGTATGACAACTTCTTTCATTTTCCATCCTACTTGCGATATCTGTATGCTGTGAATCCTTTTGCAGCAAGTGGTAATCCGTCTGCCCACAGACTCGCTTCCACCAGGAGTTTTGACAGTCCTGTATCCGTATATCCATCGTCGTCAAGGGGTTCGGTGATTGCTTCGTCGTGCACGCTGAGCACTGGGTTGTATCCAGCTTCATCGGCGGCAACAAGTCCATCCATAAGGATATCTGCTGCCCCGGCTTGCACGATGTTTTCGGCTCTCTTACCTGAATATGTGCTGATTCGTTTCCACTGCTTAGTGTAAGGGTCAACACCCATGAAGGAGCTTGTATAGTCGTCTCCACGAGGCGCCGGATAGCTGAGATAGCGTCCACTAGGGAGCTTAATTCTGAGCCAGTTAGCTCGCCGGTCAACGGTAATAAACTGCCCAACTTTGTACTCCTTATTCGGGACTTTCGTCGCCATCTTGGTTGCTTGGTCGAGCTGCGCCCAGAACGTGCAGATCGCCGGATGCGCTGCGCGCCATGTCAATACCAAGGCATGACAGACGCACCATATGCGCTCGTCAAGGCCGTACGTTCGCTTTCGCTTAACGGCTTTGTGCCAGGCAGCTTGCGCATCGCGTCTAAAATTCGCGGGTATAACAGGCCACGCGGCTTGCGCCAGAACCTCCAACCGCAGCCCGTAGGTTTCTGCCATGGAGCAGAATGCACCCACGCCGCCGTAGTACTGTAGCGCAAGCTCCATAACCTTTCCGAGTTGGCGCTCCCACGAATCATCTTCGATGGTTTCAGGGTCAACATTTAGCGCTCTCCCATAGGATAGTTTGTAGAGGTCGGGACCTTCCTTGCGGTCGAACGCTTTGAAGGCTTCAATCTTCCAATGCTCACCCGCAACCCAGGCCATGAACCGGCCTTCAATATTTGCAAGGTCCGATGTGACGAGCTTCCGACCAGGCCCGCTGACGATGAGACCACGCAGAGAGCTAGCCGCAAGGCCGAGTACGTCATCAGGGGCGTAGGCGTCAATGGTGCCGTCATGGAACCGGGCGATTGCATGCTCTATGTCCCATCTTTCGTGTTTGGGCCGTGGGAAGTTGTGGGGTTGGATCGTCCGAGCAGCCCACCGGCCCGTGCGCATAGCGCCGCAAAATACGAGCAGATTGCACAGCCGGCCGTTGACGTGTTGGTTGAGGACGCGCTTGTATTTAGCGGTACTAGCTTTTGAAGCTTGCTGTCGTATACGAAGTAGTTCTTTGATGTGTTCGGGGAGCGATTCATCTTCCAATCTCCGTTCGACCGTATCAGCTTTTAGATCCGGCAAGGATACACCGTAGTCCGCCATGTAGGCCAGCAGCCGATCGCGTTGGGTTGTGCGCTCGACTTCACCGTCTGTCATTTCCTCGGTGCGTTGGGCCATCTTGTTCTTAGCCTTGGTCGTCGCGTCCACGGCACCTTGCGCGAGCTTCAGGTCCATCGCTACCCCGCGGGTGTTCATCCGCTGGTCTAGGTGCCAGATGGCCCACATGCGGGGGGTTGCATTCCACTTGGGGCAATCCCTATATACGGCACGCATGGATTGAATGTCCAATCCGCCGTAATGAAGAAACCGCTTCCACTCGTTAGGGTGTGAGCGCCTGTCGTTGTACGTTCCATCTTCTTTGGGGACACAAAACAACTGGATGAGAGCATGGCCTTCTTTATCCTTCGCTTCGTCGATACCGAGTTTGAAAATGGCTGAGAGCTTGTCCAACCCGCCGGGTAGTCCATGCATGCGGGCGAGCGTCGCCGTGCAGCGCCACTTGGTCAGGTCAATCAGCGGCCACCAGGGTACCGTAGCCAGCGCATGCTGCTCGAACTCCGCACTGTGCGCCCACAACTCATCGCACTTGACTGCGGCTTCGAGTAGTCTGAGGGACGGCGGCGGGCTGCCGGTGAGGTCTTCGACAGTCACTGGGCCGTCGTCAATGGCCCACTGCGCCATGATAATCTCGACCTTCGTCGAATACTTGGCGACGCCCTGTCGGATCGGCACAGGGGACCTTGTTTCTAAATCGATGAACAGTTTGCGGGCCGAACTCATCTGGCGTAGTAGCGTCTTGCTTCGCTCTCGTCTGGTCGCAACCTGCGCGATGGTGTGCCACGTATGCTGCGCCTAGCCTTCTCACAGACAACCACTTGGGGGTAGTGGTAGAGCAGCGCCTCTGGATATGAGACGAGGGACGGGTACGCCCCGTGGCAATCTTCGATCAAGTACACGAACCTGGTATGCCCCCAAAGGTTCATGAACGAATCGCTCTGGTGCTGCAGTACGTGGGAGCCGTCATCAATGACGATATCGAACGGGCCAAGCTTCGCGATATTGGGGTCCACTTGGTCATAGCAGTGCGTTGTTATCTGCACTTCTGTGAACATCGTGTCGGGGCTGATATCCACCCCAATGATCTCTGCGTACCGGCCGAAGTAGCGCTTCCAAAGCTGAAGCGAGCCGCCGTGGTCGACGCCGATCTCGAGCACCCGCACGTACGTCCCGCGGAACCGCTCAAAATGCTTTTCGTAGATCGGAAAGTAGTGCTCCCATTTGTCGATCTGCCGGCCGGTGTGGTCAAAGAACATGTCGCGCAGTGTGGCTTCTTTCATGCTGAGTCCGGTGGGAAAAGGTGTGGGTGGTTCTTGCGAAAGTCATCCCCAATGTGCTCGACCAAAGTCTTTTTGGTTATAGCACTAGGGACGACTGACAGCGTTGTTGGCAGCGGCGGCGGTGCTGTGCCCTCCTGGTAGATGGACAGAACCCTGCAGGCACCACCCACGTACTCTTTGCACACGGTCGCTGCGATGGCCGCAGCGCCCGCCGCGGTAGCCGCGTAGACGTCGCACGTTGTCTCGTGCATGTAGGTGATGTGAAACTTCATGAAATCAACTGAATGAGTTGCTTGTCCGAGCCGCCTTGCTCCGGTGCTTCGCACAGGCGCTCGGCCAGCAGGAACACGGCGAACGCTGCGCCGAGCGCAACCGCTGCGTTCTTGGGGTGGTTTTTCTGCAGGCCGGTAAAGACGTTCTCGATCGTCGTGGCGGCCTTCTTCGCCATGCGCCGGTGCTCCGGCGGCAGGCCGCTCAGCAACAGGCGCAACGTTTCGATGTTCTCTGAGATCAAGTCTGTGAACATGGGGTCTCCTAGCCCGTTCCCGCGCGCATCATGATTGTCTCTTTGCGAACCCTAGTCGACGAATCAGGCTTTATCACTACTAGGACTGTCAATCAATGCGCGCGGGTGGGACTCGTTTTACGCAGTTAGGTCATCGGCCTCGGGCGCCGCGATGTCGTCGAACTCGTCGGCATCGGCCGGCTGTCCGCCACCTGCGAACGCATCACCGTCGCGGAAGAATTGCACGCCGCGGAGCTGCGCATTGAGGCGCTTGCCGTAGCTGTTGTCCTGCGCCCAAATCTCCAAGCTGGCATTGACGTAGCAACCGCTGTACGGCTTGCCATCGGCTTCAGTCAGTTCTTGGCGTTGGCCGTCGAACACGCTTGGCCGCACCTTGCCGCGCGAGGAAACAAACTTGTTCCCCTCGAAACCTTCGTACTCGGCCTTCGCGTCGCCATCGTGCAAGCAGAGCTTGTCCGCGGCTTCGAGCGCCTTGTACACAGCCGCACCTTTCACGCCCCACTTTTCCGTGGCGAGGTCTTTCAGCGCCTTGGTAAGTTCGGCCATTTGCTTGTGGTTTGGTGGCATTAGGAAAGAAGCAGAGAACGCTGCCTCACCGCCGCCCTTCGGGGCTGTCGCTTTCCACAGATTGGGAAAGGCGAGTCGAACATCACGTAACAGTATTCGCATTTGCACTCCTGGTTGAAGATCGTATATGGCCCTTTGGCACGGGCGGATTGTACAGAGG